CGTCCGTATCTGTATAGCAAATGCTGCGGATACCCCAAGTCAGCTTATTTTTAGTGGCACATCTGTAAGCCCAAATGGTGTACTAAGTTTGACTGCTGGCCTTACCTTAGCGAGCACTGATGTCATTAAAGTGACTTCGGTCAATGGGACGTGTGCTTTCCAAGTATTCGGGCAGGAGAACAGCTAATGGCTCTTGAAGCATATCCCGTATTTACCTCCTCGGTGGCCGTCAACGCCAACGCTGTTCAGGCGAGCGGTCTTGCCACGTCTACAGGGACTATTGCCTTTTCAGGTTCGAACATCACCATCAGTACCGCACCCGGTGTGATTTCGTTTATTGGTGCTGCTGGAGGCGCTGCTTTCAGCCTGAACGCATCGACAGCAAGCGTCTCGCTAGTGGCTGGGGCAAACATCACCCTAAGCAGCAACGCGAGCACAATTACGATTGCTGGTCCAACCGTTCCAGCGGCTACCAACTTCAGTTTGAATGCCACTTCTTCAAGTGCGTCAATCTCTGCCGGGGCGGGAATCGGAATTGGGCAGGCTGCAAGCACGATTACGATTTCAGCTTCTAACCAGACTTCCAGCCTGAGCTACGTCGCCGCTTTTGGAACCGCCGCTGCGACCAGCACGGGTACCATCGTTCTCGTCGCTGGTGCAAATATCACACTGAATACGGGAGCCAGCAGCATTACAATCATTGGCCCTGCTGCGGCTGGAGCAACCAATTTTAGTTTGAATGGATCATCGAGTAGCGTGTCTCTAGTCACGGGCGCGGGGATTTCCTTTGCCAGCGGCGCAAGCAGCATCACGATTCAGGCGACAAACAATTCCACAGTTCTAAGTTCGCTGCAGATTTCTTCAGGCAACACCGCTGGAGTGACTACCAACATCACATCTGGCGGGATAACGCTTGTTGGCGGAAACAATATCACGCTTTCTCAGTCTCTTCAGGTCATCACTATTTCAGGGCCTGCAGTTCCAGCAGCAACCAATTTTTCGCTGAATGGTTCGTCATCAAGTGTGTCTCTGGTGACTGGGGCTGGAATTAGCTTTGTTTCGAACGCAAGCACTATCACAATCTCCGCTCTAAATCAGACCTCGACCCTGAGCTACGTTCAGTCACTAAATGGCTCATCGGGGATTATGTCCGTCTCGGCTGGAGCGGGAATCGGAATCGGCAACGCGGGAAATACGATTACCGTTTCCGCATCAAGCTACTCGACACTTGTCTCGATCACCACTGCGGTAGGCGGCGCAACTTCAGGCACCGCAAACACGGCATCATCTTCTGCCTTTGGATTGGTTGCCGGGAACAACATCACCCTCAGCCAACTGTCAACAAATCCATCCGTGACGATCATTGGCCCAGCAGTCCCAGCGGCGACCAACTTTGTCCTCAATGGCACTTCTTCCAGCGCTTCGATTTCGGCTGGCGCGGGAATTGGTATCGGGCAAGCCGGAAGTACCATCACAATCTCTGCATCGGTTCAGACATTTTCACAATCCCTTACTGCCATTGGAAATACGACAAGCAGTTCGGCAGGAACATTCTCTGGGCTGTTGAACTTCTCGGGTGCCGGTATCGCATCTGTTGGCGTGGGTGCAGGCAGTGTTACGATCTCCGTTCCGGCACCCCCGACAGCCACAAACTTCAGCTTGAACGGATCAAGCTCCAGCGTCTCGCTGGTTGCAAGCAACGGCATTGCCTTCAACTCCGGTGCAAGCAGCATCAGCATGTCTTACTCAGGGACTTCGAACTTCACGGGGTTCAGTTTTAGCGGAAACACAACGACAGCGGCAGGAAGTAGCGCGACAGCATTTAGTGGTAATAGCATCCTTCTCAGCGTAGCTGGGATTCTGTCTATGTCGGGGACCACGAATGCCAGCGGTGGAACTGTGACGCTCTCGGTCCCATCTCCTGCTGCAACAAATGTCGTTACCAGCCTCAATGGATCAAACGGTAGCATATCGATCTCGGCAGGCGCTGGGATTGGCATAGGGAATGCTGCTTCAACGATCACCATTTCAGCCAGCAATCAGACAAGCAGCCTCAGTTATGTTGCGGCATTGGGCACGGGTGCGGCGACTTCGACGGGCACCATCGTACTGGCAGCAGGAGCTAATATCTCTTTGGCTACCGCTGCAAGCACGATCAGCATTTCGGCTTCGAACCAGACAAGTTCTCTCGCCTATGTGTCGTCACTCAACGGCTCCAGCGGTTTGATGTCCATCTCAGCCGGGGCAAATATTGGGATTGGCAACGCGGCAAACACGGTTACCATCTCTGCGTCCAGCTATTCGACGCTCGTTTCAATCTCAAGTGCCGCAGGGGGAGCTACACTCGGCACGGCAAACACAGCTTCCTCGTCCGCATTCCCATTCCTTGCTGGATCGAACATTACCCTCAGCCAGAACTCGACTTCTCCAGCCATCACGATCATCGGGCCAACTCCGGGCGCTGGCGCTTCGGTGCTCACGACTATTACTTCAACATTGGGAGGCGCAACTTCTGGAACGGTCAATACGGCCTCTTCAAGCGCGTTTGCTTTGGTGGCAGGCAGCAATATCACCCTGAGCCAAAATTCCACAAGTCCGAACATCACGATTCAGGGCGCATCAGGCGCAGCGGCGACTATCAGCCTTGTCCAGAATTATCCTCTGAATCAGGCGGGAGGCGAGGTAGTTTCCGCCACAGGCACAGTTAGCGCTATCGGTAGCTCCCTGCTGCTGCAGAGGCTCTATGTTCCAGCCTTGCTAAACCTTACTGAAGTTGATCTGGCGTTGGGAATCACTTTCCCTTCGTCAAGTCAGGGTGCTGGCACACTTAGCCAGTCGTTCATTCTGTACTCCATCGTAGGCGGCACGGCGCTTTCTTCCGTTCTGAGCATTTCAGGAACTTCGGCATGGACAACAGGACTCACAACCGTAATCGGTTCTATCTCTTTGACTGAATTTCAAGGTGGCTGGTCTGCGGCGCAGATTCACCCAATGACCTTCGCATCGACTTCCATTGCGGCGGGCGAGTATGTGGTTGGACACTTGCTCAACTTTGCTCAGGTGTCGAGCACATGGACTGTCGCGCTTTACGGTGCTATGGAGAGTCTTGCTCAATCCACTTCGATCACCGCTTTCACAGCCTCTCCAACGGCGGCTAACGCACTGTCTTCTGGTGGTTTGGCTGGTGGGTCTGTACACACAGCTTCTTCGTCTTCTTCGCTTACGGCATGGTCTGCCGCACCGACAGGCATGAGCGCAATGTCGTCCAGCGGCCTAGTAGCCTTCGGTTCATCGAAGTCTTTCATCACCGCAGCCAATTCAACAACAGGTTTGTTCCTTGGCGCATCAGCGGGCAGTGTCAGCGTTTCTGGGCTGGGGTCGGCGGCTACCACAGTATCCCTAGTCACCACGGCTGGCTCGTTCCATTCCGCTTCCGGTTCTGGCGCTGTCATGAGTAACGCGGGCACCGCCGCTTTCGCTGGGTTCTTGGGCAGCGGTGGTTTGTCCGCTGGATCATTCCATACCGCTACCGGATCTGTTGCGGCCATCAGCAATGCGGGAACGGCACAAATCAATCCGCTCTACCCAACGATCCCAAGTTTCGTTTATATTGGAACTGGATCGTCTACGGGCGCAAATGCCGCTTTACCCAGTTGCTTCATTGCGGGAATCATGAGCACAGGAGCAGCCCCGGCCTCTATTGCGCTGTCTACGACGGCCCTGACGTTCAGCGGTACAGCCGTGAACGCGCAGCCGTGGATGGCGATGATAGGAAGCTAAATGGCGAATGTCACCTTCAACAACACGAACTCTCCAACCACCGTAGCAGCGTCTTCTCTCAGCCACGCTTATTCAGTCACCGCAGGACAGTCGAATCTATGCGCGTTTGCTGTTTTGCTTTTCGCTGGTACGACCCCCTCCATCACATCCGTAACTTATGGTGGGGCGGCAATGACCTCTTGTGGGGCGGCTTTCACCCAATCAGGTGCTGTCTTCTATCTCCAAGCGTTCTATTTGCCGAATCCACTCACAGGTTCAAATACTTTGGCAGTTACCGGATCTGCTGGGGTAGTTGAAATCTATGCAAATGTGGTGTCTTGTTACAACGTCAACCAGACAACTCCCGTAAGACCCGCCACCTACACCACAGGGAGTACAGCAACCGGGAGCATAACTAACTCCATCCCCTCAGCAACAACAGACATCACTATTGGGGTAGCTGGAGATACGGCAGGCTCATTATCCACAAATCAGACGATTGACGGAGGAACCGGAGTCACTGCTAATAGTGACCACTGCACCACACCGGCCAGCACAATCACTGATACATGGTCTGGTGGTACAGGAGGCAACTTGACGGCTATCGGATTCTCAGTTCAACCTTTTGTTCCGCCTCCAATCTTTATGATAGCGAGATGAGAAAATTTGCGCTCAAATCCGATGTGGAAGTAGGATTCCACAATAAAAACCTCGACCAGTCCATTCAACGGCTGCATCGCGGTGAGACTTACAAGAATCTCTCGACTGTGTGGATCACAGTGACGCGGGGGACGCTTAAATGCAAGGTTGTGTCGAACTGGATGTCCATGATGAAGCCGATGAATCAGCCATTTTTCGGACCTATATTCATTGAGAATGAAGAGGTGGGAGTTGGATACCAGAAGGCATTCGATATGGTGCTCGATCATCACGAACTGAGCAAGTGGAAGTATATCCTCACAGTAGAAGAGGACAATCTCCCGCCCCAAGATGGGCTGATGAAACTTTACGAATCCATCAAGGGATACGATTGCGTAGGCGGTCTCTACTGGACGAAGGGTGAAAACGGCCAGCCAATGATTTATGGTGATCCGTCTGTCATGCCACGCAACTTCGTTCCCCAAGTTCCAAAACCGGATACCGTACAACATTGCAATGGGCTGGGTATGGGATTTAATCTGTGGCGTATCGAGTCTTTCAAGACTAAACTGAAAGACATGCCAAAGCCGTGGTTCAAGACCGTGCAGGAAATAGGAAAAGGCTTCACTCAGGACTTAGCGTTCTTCCATGAGGCGGCGGGTTACGGTTATAAGGTGGCTTGCGATACGAAGGTAAAAGTAGGCCATCTGGCCGATGATGGGATGGTTTGGTAAATGAAAAAGAAAAAGCTGGAAACGGTAACTTTGCTGGACTTGGCGACTACATCCTTCGACCTCAACAAGACTTGGCCCTATGCTTCTGGTTCTGTGAAGGAAATCGTCTGTAATCACAAGCTGGAATACATCCCCGCAAAACTGCGTTACGGCTTCATGGAAGAGGCGTGGCGGGTTTTGGAAGTAGGCGGGAAGATGACCGTGGTGGTCTGCTACTGGAGTTCACCAAGGGCCATCCAAGACCCAGCGCTCGAATGGCCTCCGATGTGCGAGCAGTCGTTTCTTTTCTTCAATAGAGGCTGGCGTGAAGGGCAGAATTTGTCAAAGATCAAGTGCGACTTCGACTTCGGATATGGGTACCAAGTGGACCCCGAAACAGCTTCTCGAAGCACGGAAAGTCAGGCATTCTGGATCAAACACTACATCAATACGGCAGCGGATTTACAGATTACGTTGACCAAGAGAGCATAGAGAAAGAGAACTATTGCACTATCTGTCTTTTGCGGTACAATGATGGATGTTGGTATGGCGACCGGGAGCTAGTCATACTTCTATTGGATGCTGTTTATTCCAAGGAGGTTACACTCTCATGGGAGGCTTCTTCAGCGCCTTATTTGCAGGAAAAAACGACGTGCTGAACAACACTATCGGCTCGATGGCCCAAATCGCAGGGTATGGGACTCAGACCGGGGAGTCTAACGTTACGGCTGGCAGCGATTTTAATAAAGCAATCCTCGGTGGCGATGCGACGAAGACAACGCAAGCCATCGCTCCTGTGCTCAACGCAGCCAAGACCTCGAACCAACAAACTCAGAAGTCAAATACAGAGATGGGAACGCGCTCAGGCGGGACCGCTGCGACGAATGCGGCGTCGAGCGACAAGCTCCACTCTGACACAACAAACCTCATTGGGAGCCTAACAGGTAAGGCAGCGGATACTCTGTTGAGTTCTGGGAGTGGCCTGTTGAGTCTAGGCGCAGACTCAACTAATAGTGAAGCTGCGCTTAGCCAACAACGCTACCAAAACTGGAGCGACAGTATCTTCGGAAAAGGTATTACAACAGCGGCTGCTACGGGAGAAGCGGACCTTTTGGGTGCATAAAAAGGAGACGGAATGGCAAACGATGACGCATGGCAAGCTGGAATAGATATTGCGGCCCAAAGGCAAGGTAAACAAGGTCAACAGGGCCAAGGAAAAGAGCAGAAGCAGAAGCTCTCCAAACCTGTGGGCCAAGTCACCACATCTGATGGCCAGACCCTCACCCCATCTGCACCGATGAAGCTGAGCAACTATCACAAGGGCGGCAAGGTAAAGAAGACAGGCCCAGCCAATCTTCGCAAGGGCGAGATCGTAATGACCGCCAAGCAGCAACAGAAGGCTGGTTTGAAAATAGGCAAGAAGAAGGCCAGTGCCAAGAAGCGTGTTGCATCCAAGGGGTAAGGAATGGCAAACGATCAAGCATGGGCGGAGGGATGGCAGTTAGGCAAAGAACGTTCTGACGTTCGCCACGCCCATAAGCAGATGATGTCCGATGCTCAGTTTCAAGATAAGCATGACGAAATTCAGGGCATGATCGACAATCTTGGAACTAAACTTGCGTCTACCCCAGAAGATGCGAGGAATACTACAGATTATCTCAAGATGAAGGACCAGTTAGCGCAAGCATTGCAAACGCGTGATGAGCACTGGAAGCAACATGCAGAAAATCCTTCCGCTTTACTTAGACTTGTAAAGATGGTTGGAAAAGACTTGCATTTCCCACAAAAGCCTGCATCTCCCGCCGTGGCTCCTCCTACCTACATTCAACCATCATGGAATATAGACGGAGAGAAGGTACCAACAGGACCAGCATATAAAGTTCAAGGGCCTCAGACTCCAGAACAAATGAAGACGGCTAAGGAGGCTGAGCAGTTAATTGCAGCAGCACCGCTATCTCCTGACCAAGATGCGGCTAGGAAGTACACCGCACAGATCAACGCACAGCTTTCCGCAATCGACAAGTCGGGTATGTCGGATGAAAACAAGGAACGTGCGAGAGAGGCTGTAT